ATTGCATGTGCGTCGGTTCCATCGCGATAACGCGAGGTGTCTTCTGAGTCTTTGGAACAAAAACCACCTTTACGGGTGGCTCCTGCCCCGGTGGGAGGAAGCTGGTACTGTAGTCTGAACTACGCTGCCATGTGTGGGTACAGTAGTACCTATACGGAAACAGCGGTTCGAGTCGACTCGTCCACATGGGAAAGTCGTACTTTCGGTTCCCCAGGAGTTTATCTTGGGTAGAACCGGGACCGTGCCTTGGCACAACTTCGAGACGCTCGATGGCCTTTGTAAGGTCATTTAGAACATCTGAGTAGAGCCAGGCGAACGATCTGGAGAAAGCGCCCCTTTGTTCGGGGCTTAGCTGTTCCTCCGTTCGTTCCAGTTCAGCTTCACAGCTTATGTAAGCGGCCTCGGCTGCGTCCTTCCTTGCGTCCGTCGTTTCGCGCTCGATCTTCTTAAAGACCAGGCACAATTGACGGATAGCTCGGATGGCCTCAGCACTTGGCTGCTCGCGGAGCATACCGGTACTTCGATCGAACACCTGGTCAACGAAACCCCTCAGAAAGACGGGGAGACGTCCTCTCTTCTTGAAAGACCGGAAGAGAGTAGGACCATCAATCCCACCCAGCTCAAGACCCATTTCTAGGTCCGCGGCAAAGGTGGGGAGGGTAATCGTGAGAAACGAATCACCCTCGTGTTCGACCCTCTCGAGCATCGTTTCAATGTCTCGAGAGCAGCTCGTGTTACACTGTGTGGCGCAATCAAGCGCCAGAGCAGACCAGAGTTTCGTCAGGCTTTTCATCGACCTACTTTCTTGGTAGATTGGAATGAAGCTAGGCGAGTCCTCTAGTCCTCTGATGTCAAAATGGCCTCCACGCGTCGATATGTCGAAAGATCGCTCCTAGGAGCAGACACATCGTTACGAGGAAGCACACCACGACGACCCAGGCAAGAAACGGCCCGGGACCACTGTTCAGCTAACTCTCCTTGCCGACGAACTTAGTAACGTTCGCGGCGGTGAGGTAGGCCGCAAGGGCTTTCACGAGGTCCTCCAGCTCAACGCTGGTGAACCCCTGTCCGCCCGCAGGGCCCTCCAAGACTACATATGCCGAGGACGTGTAAGGAAGGTTCTTAGTCGGATCGAGTGGATTAGCTCCAATTTTCTTGGAGTCCACCCGAACGACGGAACGATCCCGACGTCCCTGGGAATGCTTCACCGACAGCGTATAGGCGCCATCTGACGCCCTAAACTGGCCGGAGAAATCCCCCGAAGAAACTCGGGGAAGAGACTTGGCAGCACCGGAAACGGTGATTGACTGTGGATCAGAGAACATGAAACTCTTTCTGTTAAGAACGCCGAACGATTTGTCGACGTCAGTTTAGCCTTGCCCAAGGGTGCGGTACCGGGCTGACGCCATGCTCCTTTTGAGAGCGGACGATTTCTAGAAGCGTAATCGGCTCACGCCGAGTGCTCCCAGGATGGATAGCTGGAAGGTGTCAAAATCCTTCCATGTATATCCAAAACCAAAGGGGCTCGCATGGACTCGATACTTGCGTTCCGTTAGGATTTCGCCAGTTGTCGAGAAGGGGGAGCCTACTACTAGGCCCTCTCGGTGGTGCACCTCTCTTGTGGAGTAGTGCGCCATCAAATATCCCCTGCGAATCGCCAGTCCGTCTTTCCCT